TAGGTTTCCGCCTGATGATGCAGCACAGACAGGAGACAATTCAATTTATTCTATCTAATAGAAAAGCTGCTGGTGTATTGTCTAAAATTCTAAATAGCCCCAGAAGTGTTACACGGGAAGACTTAAAACTTCTTGGTATGGAAGTAAGAAGCCACCTAATGCTTGAAATCCTCAAGTCTGGTGGTGAAATCGAAACCCTCGACCAGCTTGTCGGGGATGAAATCCCTATTGGCTATAAAGACATTATCGCTGCTGGTGAAGGCCAAGAACTCGAAGAACTCGTTAAAATAATGGAAGAAGGAACATCAAATGAAGAAACTGAAACCAATACCAGCGGACAATAAGGGTATGCCGAACCTGCCCAAATCGGTTCGCAACAAGATGGGCTACATGGCCAAAGGCGGCAAGGCCCGCAAGGGATATGCCTACGGCTCAATGGTTCGCAGCCCAATGCAAAGCGGGAACATGTCAATGTCCGCGAACCCGATGATGAATCGGGACGACAAGATGGGTATGACCGGCGGCATGAACATGATGTACGGCGGCATGGCCAAAAAGAAAAAGAGGTAGCCGCATAACAGCTACCCCAACTAAGTAAGCCCCAGCATTTCGCTGGGGTTTTTTTGTCTTAAATGTATCGTCCAGACTTGCTTATCATTTCGTTGCCCATCGACTGAAGGAACCGAATCAGGTTCGCAACCTCGAACGTCGACTCGTATTGGGGCATACCCTGTTCCATAATCTTTATGAACTCGTCCGGATTCACCGCATCCATATCCAGTTCGATGTTTCCCCGCTCTGTCATGCAAGCTGTGAACTTGAACAGTTCAGCCCGTGGTCTTTTCTGTTTCATCCCGATACGCCTTCACTACGTCAGTTGAAAAAAGCTTCTGGATGTTCAGAAGGTACATACGAGAGGCATTGTTGTCTCCACCTGACACCACACGTTTGTAGTCAAGGTTGTCAATGATTCGCCGTAAAGATGGTACGTCGAACACAAGGGTTGCAAAAGTTGCGTCCCCTATGCACAGGTTGTGGAACCAAAAGTCAGATTCTGTTGCAGCAATGCCACTAGGCTTACCGTACGACTCGAACTCAATGGCTATGTTACCGGTTCGAACCCACATGTCCCGCTCTGACTTCACCTCTATGCGACCCTCTTGCAACATGTCTGCAACCCGCTGTTCGCGAACCTTACCGTAGGCAAGGTCAAGGTCAAACTTCTTGCGGTCCGCCACACACGGCTCCATGCTATTCATTGGATTCACCAACAGCTTCACCAACTTCCTGTTCAAGAACAGAGGCGGCAAGAGAGTTGCCAAAGTATTCTCGCGCAGCCCGCATCTCGTCAAGGGCAAACTGGGCTACCCGTATACGAGAGTCGAGGTCGTCTACGTGTTGGAGGTAATACTGCTGCACACCGTCCAGTTCCGACTGTTTGTATTCTTTGTCGTTGATTGTAATTGTACGTTCAGCTTCAGCCACCTTTTTTCTCCTTTAACTTTAGCCACTCATCCTTGCTTGGATGATTACGGGGAGGATTGAACTGTATCCAATCCGGACCCCTCTTCCAGATTAGCGATGTATTCTTCGATGTCGACTGTTTCGAAGTCACCGATTTTTTCGTCATTGATTACCTCTGTTAAGTTCTTTGTCAAGATATCACGCAAAGCATAGGAAAGCAAGGCTTGACGTGCATCTTCACTCAGTTCGAAAACTACAGCGGCACCACCGTCTGACGTTTCAACGATATCTGTTACTGTGATTGATAGTTCCATGTGTCAATAAAACTCCTTGTAGTGGTGCTGGCAGTCACACATCCATTCTCTTAGCTTTCCCGGCCTATCCCTACCATAAATGGCCTCTTGATTTAAAGGGTCTATGGAAAGTACCAGCATAATCAACTCTTTTCTTACGCCGCATTCAAGTCAACAACTTCACAAACCCCAGCCGTACACGCTAACTCTCGTGAACCTGTGGTGTGGTCTTCTTTTTCGTACTCCGAAAGCGCAGACCAGTCTATGTACATGTCTTTGTACACCTGCATCCACTCAAGATAGTCATCGGGTTCGATGTCTTGATACGGAGCCTGTTGGTAGGTGTGGTCACTGAACGGAAGGAACGAAACACCTGATGCCACGTCAAAGTTCGCGTACACCCACGCACCGACTTCCATCCACTCGTGTTCCTTTACAGAGACAGTGATTGATGGCTTGTGTTCGCACCAGTGCAAAGCGTACGTCTTCCACAACTCTAGCTGTTCTATGGCTGTCATCTGTGTCCGTGTAATAGCCCCCTCTGGAGATTTTACCGGAAACGAAAACACAGTTGTAGACTCTGGCTTTGTAACGTCACGTTCGCTGTGTACACCCTGCTCTTTAAGGAACTGGGTCAGCGGGTCTTTGTTGTCGCCGCGAACCGTACGGATGTAATAGTCATTGTGGCGGGCGTGAATACCGCTTGCTGCGTCCACTAGCTGAGACACAGTGCCCGACGGCTTGACACAAGTAATGGCACTGCTTTGTGGGATTCCTAGAAGTTGGGCAAACTCCTTGTTCGTATCCACTGCTGTTTGCCGCATTTCTTCGAGCCACTTCTTTGAGTCTGTACTCTTTGAAAGCACGGAGTGATCCATGATACCAGTCAAAGATACACCCAACAATCGTTCTTCTTCTGTGTTGTCCTTCCATATCTTCCTCAAATATTTGAAATCAGTCAGGGTTGACTGAATGGTTCCAATAATGGTTGCAAGACGAACCTTACGCTTTAAAGACTTCAGGTCGTCCGTTTCGCGAACCACGCACTCCGAAAGGTTGCAAAACTCGTACGGGCGAAGGATAATTTCGGAACACGGGTTCGTTCCCCACATGTGGCCTTGTTCACGGCGTCCGTTGCGGCCCACCTGTTTGTCAGCAGCCTCACGGTTAAAGATGCCGCGCTCACCAGACTTGCTGTCGTAAAGTGCAAGCCACTCCCGCATGAAGGTTCCCATCTCTGGTTTGCCTTTGTACGAAACGCTGTTGTTGGCGAGGGCACGTTGACCTTCATGTTCCCACCACTGACCCGATTTAGCGTGGGCCATTTGGTCATCGTTCAGGTTCGAAAGGGAGATAAGCGCAGAACGCCGCACCCCGCCAACAACAACAATCTCCCCAATCTTACACATCAAGTCGTGACATTCGATGGGGAATAGCTTACGTCCTTTTGCCTTTTTGAACATCTGGACGGTGAAATTAAACAGGTCAGCCAACGGTTGCGGACCAGACGCACGGCCACCCATAGTCTTTAGGCGTTCGCCCGCTTCACGAACCCCTGACATATCCCACGAGGGAACTTGCCCTGCGTAAAGCAACGCAATCAGTTCGCGAAATGCTTTGGCCCAGCCAATCTTGCTGTCGCCAACCGTGATGACAATATCCGAATCATCGAAGTTATCTGAAACAGTGGGCAACTTGTCCACATTCTCCCGTTCCACAGAGAATCCGACACCCGTACCACACATAAGAATGTACATGCACTCATCGAACGAACGGGGGCTGTCTACAGGAATGTAGCTACAATTGTACCCACAGATGTTGTCTCGCGCAAGGGCCGGACCAGAAGTCATCATTGCCCGCATAGACGGCATCACCTCAAGATTCAAGATGGCCTCCCGAATCTCCTCTACAATTTTTGTATCTACTTTGTAATTACATTTACCCTGTACTTGATTAACCATAAAGTTTACGTACCGGTCAACAGTCTCATCCCAGTTTTCTCTGCGCTGTTCGTCTTCAAGCCAACGAGCGTAGCGCGACTTGTGGATAAATTGTTGATACGGTGTAGGTAGCATGTTGTTCATTTTTTTTCTTCCTTTGTTGCAATAAGTCTATTCAAGTACCACTGGGCTTTTTTGAGGTCTTCAAGTCCGTTTTTGTAACGGTATCTCCAGAGGTACTTGAGGATGTTTCCTTGCAGGTAGTGTTCGAAGCCGTCACCTGTCGCCGCCGCGATTGCGTCAAGGCACTCGATACCTGCCTGATTATAGTGTGGCGGATGGTTGACATTGTCGGGCCTCACTTCTTCTAGCCAGTCTACATCTTTCCACTGGCGTTTCATTTCTATGTCTTTCATTATTTTGTTGTAGTCTGTCATCTGTTATCTCCACTACCGCTAATTGTTCCCTTTGCCGCACGAGAGTTAAGCTTGTGAATATTCATCTCTGCGATTTGCTGTAGCGAAAATCCTAAATCATCTGCAAGGACAGCGCAATACCAAAGTACGTCACCAATCTCTTTTGCGATTTCTCCGTAGTAAAGTGCATCCGTGCGACCATCTCGAATGATTTTCTTTACCTTGTCTGCAACCTCACCGGCCTCACCAGCTAGACCCAGCGCAG